TGATGGCTTCCCGTGGTATGGGTGCAATCAACCCATCTAAGATGCCCGACGGTAAGCGTAAAGCTCGCCGTGACGATACTGACTTCACGCAATATGCTGAAGGTGGTAAAGTGAACGCTGCTGGCAATTACACAAAGCCCGGTCTTCGCAAGAAGATTGTGTCTCAAGTAAAAGCTGCAGCAACACATGGCACCGGTGCTGGGCAATGGTCAGCTCGTAAGGCTCAGCTTGTAGCTAAGAAGTATAAAGCTGCAGGTGGGGGGTATAAGGATTGAAAGCTCCGCAGAAATCGTTAAAAGACTGGGGGGACCAGAAATGGACAACCAAGTCAGGCAAAAAGTCGTCAGAGACTGGAGAGCGGTATTTGCCTAAGAAAGCGATTGATGCCTTGACCCCTGCGGAGTACGCGGCTACGACTAAAGCCAAGCGTAAAGGCAAGGCAGCAGGTAAGCAGTTTGTGGCGCAGCCAAAACGTATTGCCAAGAAAACATCGGGGTTTAGATAATGACTGTTGTTAACACCGCATCGTTTAACCTTGACCTCTCCGAGATTATCGAAGAGGCGTTTGAGCGTTGCGGGTCTGAGCTTCGCACTGGATACGACTTGCGCACCGCGCGTCGTTCCATGAACTTACTGTTTGCTGATTGGGCGAACCGTGGCATTAACTTGTGGACTGTCGAGCAAGGGCAGATTGTTCTCGAGCAAGGCGTTAACACCTACGACTTGCCGGTTGACACTGTTGACCTGATTGAACACGTGATTCGTACGCAGGCTGGGCAGCAGAACAACCAAGCTGATCTCACCATAACACGTATCTCTGTATCTACTTACGCAACAATCCCTAACAAGTTACAGCAAGCCCGTCCGATTCAGGTGTGGATCAACCGTCAGTCTGGCGCTACCTATCAAGCCCCGGGCCCGAACGGTACAAACGCTCTAACTGGCGTTGATGCTCCAAAGATCACCGTTTGGCCTACGCCGGATGGCTCACAGACTTATACGTTCGTGTACTGGCGCTTGCGCCGCATCCATGATGCTGGCAACGGTACAAGCACATTTGACATCCCATTCCGTATGCTGCCCTGCCTATCGGCTGGGTTAGCGTATTACCTTGCTCTAAAAATCCCCGGCGCGGAAGCGAGACTGCAAACACTTAAGCAGCAGTATGATGAGGCGTGGGAGTTTGCTGCTACAGAGGATAGAGAGAAAGCGGCTGTTCGCTTTGTTCCACGTCGTATGTTTATTACCTAAGGGGAGAACGTGTGTCTAACCGTTTCTCTTCTGGCAAGAATGCAATCGCACAGTGTGATCGGTGCGGGTTTCGGTACAAGCTTAAAATTTTAAAAACAGAGGTCGTTAAGACAAAACCGTATAACGTTCGTGTTTGTCCTACCTGTTGGGATCCCGATCATCCGCAGCTACAGTTAGGTATGTATCCGGTTGAAGATCCACAGGCGGTGCGCAATCCAAGACCTGATACAACGTATTACTCTGCTGGTGTTGGTTCGGATGGTTATCTAACAGGCGGTAGTAGAGTATTTCAGTGGGGCTGGAACCCTGTTGGCGGTGCGAGTAGTTTTGATACTGCGTTAACACCAAATGATTTGATTTTAAATATACAAGTCGGTACAGTAACCGTAACAACTACTTAAGGAGCCAATTATGGCGTTCAAAAAAGCAGCAGATGGCGTAGCTAAAAAAGGCAAAACAGAAGGCAAGAATCTTGGTGATAGCGGCCCCAACGTTGGTATTCAAGGCGGAAAGGGTAAGAAAGGCGCATCAAGCGTTACTTCTTTGGCTATGAAGAAAATGGGACGCAACATGGCTCGCGCCATGAACCAGAAAAAAGGTGGCTAATCATGGCTAAATTCAGTCAAAAAATGATGGGCAAAGAAGTTGGGCAGGCGGATAAGTACGCTGTGCCGCATTCGATGGACGGCAAAAAATTTGGTAAAGAAGCGCATGCAGCCACGCTGTCGTATGCTAAAGACCCAAACACCTTGAGCGCTCGTGAAATGGGTCCAAGCACTGGCGTTGGTCGTGTTAGCGCAGGTGACCCTGCTCGTAACGACGTTAAAACTTCGGGCATCGAAACTCGCGGTAATGGCTGTGCAACGAAGGGCCGTATGGCTCGTGGACCAATGGCGTAAAAGATGAATTACGTACAACTTCAGCAAGCGATTCTTGATTACTCTCAGAACTACGAGAGTACTTTTATTGCCAACATCCCTCGCTTTGTTCAGGAAGCTGAAGAACGTATTTACAATTCTGTTCACTTGCCATCGTTGCGCAAGAACGTTACTGGTACGATGACTGCCAGCAATAAGTATTTGTCATTGCCGGACGATTGGCTTGCTGCGTATTCGCTGGCTGTGATTGATGCTTCAGGCACATATTCGTATCTGTTAAACAAAGACGTTAACTTCATACGCCAAGCATACCCTTCCCCAACTGATACAGGCATACCAAAGTACTACGCTTTGTTCGGCCCCCAGCTATCGTACCCAAATGAATTGTCTGTGATTCTTGGACCAACCCCTAACGATAGCTACGGCGTAGAGATGCACTATTTCTATTACCCGCCGACTATTGTTCAGGGCGTCGTTACTACGTTTGACTTGCCATTCACGGCTGGATCTGCGTATGTTAATGGGGTTTACCCTAATGTCCCGCTGTCTGGTGGCTCTGGCACTAACTTAACCTGCACAATTCAGGTGGTTGGTGGTGCAGTGGCGAGCATAACGATTGATAACGGCGGAGCTTTTTATGCTGCCAACGACGCACTCACGGTTAACAATACATATCTTGGTGGCTCTGGTTCTGGGTTCGCTATTACTGTTGATACTGTATCTAACTCGTCTGGCACTAGCTGGCTTGGCGATAACTTTGATCCTGTTCTTCTTTATGGAGCATTGCGTGAAGCCATTCTTTTCATGAAAGGCGAACAGGACTTGGTTGCGTATTACGAACAAAAGTTTACCGAAGCTATGGCACAGCTTAAACGTCTTGCTGATGGTCTGGAGCGTGGTGATGCGTACCGCGATGGGCAGGCTAAGTTACCGGTGAAAACATGATCGTACAAACATACTGCGGCGTCTTTGCTCAGAACCTGCTTAAGGGTACGGAGAACTTCAACACCGGAACGCCTTACACATACAAGATTGCTTTGTATACCGCTAACGCTGACCTTGGTTTAACAACCACAAGCTACACCGCTAGTAACGAAATTACCGGTACGGGCTATACGGCTGGTGGCAAAATTTTAGTTCCTGCAGCACCAGCTTTAGACCCAACAAACGGTATTGCGTATATTTCGTTTGCTAACGCAGTTTGGACGCCAGCAGCCTTCACAGCAAGGGGTGCGCTGGTCTACAATAGCACTACCGGTGCAGCCTGTTTTGTTTTGGATTTTGGCTCGGATAAGACAGCAACAAGTACATTTACCGTGACTTTCCCGGCGGCTAACTCAACCAATGCCATTATCCGGATTTCATGACATGGATATTATTAGCTACAAACAAGCCTTAGATGCTGGGATGTCAAAGTACTTTACAGGGGTTCCCTGTAAGGAAGGGCATGTAGCAGAACGTTCTGTCAAAGGAAGGTCTTGTTGTGTATGCGCAAAAAATAGATCTGTTGCATGGGCAAAAAATAATCCGGAACGCAAAAAAGAAATAGCTGCTAAACATTACTACGCTAGCCCAGAAAAACAAAAAGAAAGATCCAATAGGTGGCACGAGTCTGGTGGAGCTGTTCGAGCAGTGATGAAGTGGCGGTTGCAGAACAAATGGTACAACGCATACGCTGTTAGCAAGTACGCTAAAGCTTTAAAACAAAGACAGGTTGTTTGGGCGGATGTAGGAAAAATTAAACAGTACTACACCATAAGTTCGAACATAAATGCTTTGTGTGGTTATACTAAGTATCATGTTGACCATGTGGTTCCACTGCGCGGTAAAAACGTTTCTGGGCTGCATAACGAAGCAAATTTGCGCGTAGTTTTAGCTAAAGAGAATTTGCAAAAAAGTAACAAGTTTGCAGCTTAATCAATTTAAAACGGAGCTTTTATGAGCAGTGAAAAAGCAAAATTTGGGGATGTCGTTGACGCGACAGTTACCCGTGGTGCCGGGCAGACTGAGGTTGTTGGTCTGGAAGGCGTTTACACAGCAGAGTGTTTTGACGCACAGGGTAACCTGAAGTGGTCGGACACCATCAAGAACCTGACAACGAACGTTGGTCGTGCAAGTATGCTTGATTCGTACTTTGCAAACACTGGCGCGGGCGCTATTGTTATGGGTCTGAAAGGTACAGGCTCTGCTGCTTATGCGGACACACAGGCATCTCACGCCGGATGGCTTGAGGTTGGTAACGCTAACGCTCCTACGTATTCGGGTACGCGCAAAACTCCAGCGTTTGCTTCATCGACTATTGCTAACCCATCGGTTCTGGCAACTAGCGCGGCTGTGACGTTTGCAATGACAGGTTCTGGTACGGTTGCTGGTGCATTCATTAACGTTGGTGGTTCATCGACGATTGATAGCACAACGGGCGTTCTGTTCTCGGCTGGTGACTTTACCGCTGGATCAAAGACTGTTACTTCAGGCGACACAATTAACGTTACTTACACGCTGAGCGCTTCGGGCTAAGGAGCTGTAAATGGCTCTCGTCGTACAGGATAGGGTTCAAGAAACTACTAGCGCCCCCGGCACAGGTACAGCTACCTTGTTGGGCGCAGTTACGGGCTATCAAACGTTCAGCTCAGCTATCGGTAACTCAAACACAACCTACTACTGCATAGCCGATCAAGGTGGCGCAAACTGGGAAGTGGGTATTGGAACCGTTGGCGCTGGTACGCTTGCTCGTACGACTGTACTTTCTTCATCAAACGCTGGAAGCCTTGTTAACTTTAGCTCCGGCACACAAGTTGTATTCTGTACGTACCCGTCCGAAGTTTCTGTTTACGCTTCAAACTCCCCCACGGCTACTTACGTATTGACTGCTCAAGGTGTTGGCACTCCACCGATCTGGGCGGCGTCTGCTGGTGGCGGAGCTGATGAAGCGTACTTTCTTGCTTTTATGATGGGCTAACATGGCTACTTACGCAAACTCCTCCCACGTAGTTAAAAACATCGGCACATCTGCTTCTACGATTCTTACCGTGCTGTCTGGTACGGAAGCGGTTTCAAGTTTGATTGTCTCTAACACGATTACTTCGCCCATCACAACGAGCGTGTATGTTACGCGGTCTACGGTTGACTACTACATTGTTAAGGATGCAACAATTCCGGTGGGTGGTTCGCTTGAAGTGATTCAGGGCAACAGGATTGTGCTGATGTCAGGTGACACACTCAAAGTTGTTAATAGCGCAGCCTCTTCTGGTGACTGTGTTGCGTCTGTATTGTCCGCTACTTAAGGACTTATCATGAGCGTGATTGGTAACAATTTTCCAACAAGCCAAACATTTACGGCACCTGTTTTTTACGCCAACCCTTCGGCGATTACTGCGCCCATCACACTAAATCCCGGATTTAATTACATGAGCGCGGGGACTATTACGTTATCAGGAACTAATGTTGTAACTCTGCCCAACGGCGCGACATGGAAAATTGTTTAAGGAAATACTATGGCTATTAATTTCGATCCCGTAAACGGTATCATCGACACAGGCACTGCGGCTTGGGGTATCCCGTCTGGTACTACTGCACAACGACCATCTAGTGTCTCTAGTGGCTACATGCGCTTTAACACCACGCTTGGTGTGTTCGAGATGTACATCGGTACAGGTTGGGTGTCTATTGCCAGTGCTTCTGGCGCTGCTCAGGGAACGCCGTATACGATTGATTACCTAGTCGTTGCTGCCGGTGCTTCCGGCGCTAGTTACGGCACCGGTGGTGGTGGTGGCGGTGCTGGCGGTTTATTGGCAAGCTCTTTAACTATTTACACTGGTACCGCGTATCCAATTGTTATTGGTGCTGGGGGAGTGGGTCCTGTTACTAATAGCACTAACGGCGCTGCCGGAAATGCCTCTTCTTTTGGGTCTCTTGTCTCAACTATAGGTGGCGGTGGCGGTGGTGTAACGCAAGGTGTTGCTGGTGGTTCAGGCGGTGGTGGCGGTGCAGCAGTTTCTAACTTAGGTGGTGCTGGAACTGCTGGACAGGGCAACGCCGTTGGTCGAGGCGCTTTTTATT